GTCGCGCTGGCTCGATGCGAGCGCGCCGGTCCGAATGAATTGCTCTAGATGGCCGCGCACTTCACGTAGCGCCGCCAGGTATCTGTAAATGGTTTCGCGGTCGCCGGCCTCGTTGAGCGGCGAATCCTTCCAAGCCTCGGTGTAGTATTCCTCTAGCCCGATGAACGCCTCGATGAGCATAGGATCGCGCATCAACGTCGATGCCCTGGCCGCTCGGTCCATCTCCTCGTCGAGCGTCATCAACGGCTCATATTAATATTGCCCTGACCACCGGGGAGGCCGGCAGACATCTTGATCGCTTCCAACTTGGCCTCTTCAACTAGCTCGGCGCGGCGGAGCTCGATTTTGCCAACGGCGATCTCACGCTGCACTGCGAGGTCGCCTTCCATTTTGGCGCGCGCCAGTTCCATCGAGGCGACCATCTTCTCTCGTTCCAACTCAATGCGCGCGCGGCCCTCTTCGATCTTGGCTTGAACCTCCATCTGCTTCGCCTGGATGGTCGCTTGGGCGACCGGGTCGATTGGCGGTTGTTGCTGTTGCTGCGCGGCCTCTTGCGCCATCTGCTCTGCAAGCTGCTCGACCTCGGCAGGACGGTTGATAAAAGCCTCGGTGGCCTTGAACCCAGCGGCCTCGATCATTTTCTCCAGGGTCGCGGCATATTGCCCCAAGTTGACCAACGGGTTCTTTGGTCCCAGCGTCTGTAGCAGTTGCTCCTGCTTGGCCGCGATCATCGATAGAAACTGCATCTTCTCGGCAGTCTGCCCGGTTCCCAGCCCGACGTTGACCGATAGGTCCATCTCCGCGTCCCAGCCGCTAGGGTCGATCGGCACGAACTCGTTACGCAACCGGATCGTTTTCGGCTCGTCTTGGTAGGTCGTGATTAGGCGCAGGATGATCCGAAACAGATCCTTGACGCCGGTCTCCGCGAACACTCGGGCGATCATCTCAATTTGGCTTTGAGCGCCGCTTACCGTAGCGGCCACAGCCGTGGCGGTGGCGCTCTGAAGCGCGTTGGCGTCTAGGCCCATGCTGGCCTTGCTTATGCCCGTTCGCTGCTCCTTGACCTGGTCCATGTAACTGAGAACAGCCATGGCGTCCCGGCCGACCTGGGGGACGGTGAGAGGCTGGACGGCTCCCATCTGGCGGACACGAACAATGCCGCCAGGCCGATTGGTCATCAGGTCGTCTAGGTTGGTGGCACCTTCCAGAGCCAACACCCTCGAATTGTTAGTCAAATAAATGTTGTCTAAGGTGCTTCTGAGGAGAGCCGATTTCGTCAACTGGATATCAAAGAGCTTCTCCGCAATGCTCTGGCCTATAGCGCGGTGCGGCATCAAGACCGGCGACAGTAGCGCGAACGGCGGCACATCAGAGTATTCATTACGAACGACGTGGTAATCCTCGCCGATGGTGCAAATGCGCCGGTTCTCCGCGATGCCGTCGTCGTCCGCATCGACCTTCATCCAACACTCGGTGTAGATCACCTCGCGCAGCGTATCGTCTGCCGGGTCGTTCTCCAGGCCGCCATCCAGGTCTTGGAAACGGCTCTGTCGCTCCTGGCTATGGATCTCGTCAGCCGAGCCGGCGTAGCTCTCCACCTCATCCGCGTCATAGCCCATGGCGACTAGGTCTGAGATCGTCACAAGAGTCCGATGAGCTACGAACCGAGCGTCGTCCAAACTCTTGGCACGGGTGTCGATCAGGAACTCCTCTGGAGCCACTAGATCCAACCGCACGCGACCCTTACGGATGCGGCGCTTGATGGACACGTCGTATTCAGAGACCTGCTCTTGCATTTCGGCGCCGCCCTCCAGGGCGACCTGCGCCTCCTGGGTAATCCGCACATCCTGGCTGATGATGTCGACGGTGTCATCGGCCAGCAAAGCCTGTAGCTCCAGATCAGTCAGGCCCTCGAATTCCCTCTCCTGGACGGTCTCTTTTTCCTCCCAGCAAGCCTTGATTACCCCAACCTTGTTGAGCAGCGCGTCTTTGAACCAATCGTGCATCAGGCGGAATCCGCCGTTCTCGCTCTCCACAATATAGTTGGCAAGGTCGGTGGCCTGTTCCGCCGCCCTGACATCTTCGGGGCCGCGCGGCACAAACCGGACATAGTCTGAGCTCGCAAAAATCCGCATGAGTTGCGGCATCATGTGGTCGATGACCTCGCTCAAGTCGCGGCTTACAACCTGGCTGCGACCGACCTCCTCGTTCCCAAAATGCTCGCCGTGGTAATACTGAAGCGCCTTAATGCGCTCTTCGCTGAACGTGCTGTCGGCATAGTTCAGCGCTTGCTCGACCTCGCTCTGGACGATGTGGCGCAGGTCGTCGTCGTCCATCATGGTCATACGGACTCGCCACCACCGTCGCTACCACCGTCGCTACCGCCACCACCACCACCACCTTCGCCACCACCACCTTCGCCGCCACCACCTTCGCCACCGTCGCCGCCGGACTCGTCGATGCCCCGGAAGCGGTTGCGCAGGATCTCCCGGATGGCGTTTGGAGTGAACTTTTCGCCGGTGCGCCAGTTCGTCGCCTCGTTGATAGGGTCGCCGCCAATCTGGAGCAGGCCGCTGTATTCAGCGCCTGGGTGGAGGTCGTATGTGCCGCCGCCAGCGTCATCGAACAGCGACATTGCATCAATGGGTGTTTGGTCTCCGAAGTTGGCGCCGCCAAGCGCGGACTGAATGTTGAAAATGTCGTTTAAGCTCCACGCGCCGGTTCCAGCCGCCGCCGGCGGAGCGCCGACGGGGGTAACCCCGCCTTGGTCCTCGGTCGCGTAAATGTCGGATGGCTGGACCGTCTGAACCAACGGTTGGGCCGCGGTGCTAGGATTGACCAGAGGCATCAGCATGGTTGGCTGCTGCGCCGAACTGCCGGCTGGAAGAGGTTGAGTTGGAAAGCCACCCGTCTGGGGCATCGGGTGGTACCGGCCCTGCTGGGGAACATTCGGGTTCGGCATCCCCGGCTGCCACCAATCTGGCATGGCCATGTTTTGGGCTTGTGACATATAAGGAGTCATGCTCGGATCATACGGTCGGCCCGTCAGATTTTGGACGCCCTGGAGTTGCCCCCCAGCAAATGACGAAAGGAGCTGTTGCAACTCATCATCCGGGATCAGGCCCTCATAAGGGTCGGGCTTGTGGATCGGAAGACTCGGGTCGATCTGGGGGCCAATCGGGTTAAATTGGTGCCCGCCGATGTTAAATCCTAGGTTAGATGGCATCGATATCTCCAGATGGGGCGACCGCCCGCTTCGCTCGCTTCAGGATCGGCTTGGCCGCGGAGATCGCGCACTCGCGATGGCGGTCGCAACGGCGGGGCTTTTCGCACGCGCCGCATATCTTCATCGGACTTGGACCGATCGCACGGCGCAGGTAGTACGTCTTCGCATTGCTCATCAAACGATTCCCATCGTTGCGTATTCGATCGGTCGGCTCCATCCGTAGCCCTTGCCAGTGATGGAGCTTTGAGCCGAGGCGAAGGTCAGGATTAACGAGTCAGCCAGGTCAGGCGACTTGCCGCCGTAGCGCTTCTTTGATTCGTCTTTGGACTCAATCTTGATCTTCCCAGCGCTGGTGTAGGCATAGCGAGGGAGGCAAAGCTCGTTGATCAAAACGTCGTCATCCGGGATGACACAGTTGCGCTCCTCCAGCCATTCGCGTGCGGTCCACCACAACTCATCACGCAACCGCATAAAACGGTCGCCCATGGCGCTGGACTCAGCGACGTTCACCCCGCGAGCCGGAAGGCCGAGCTCTAGGGCGCGATCCACCAACCCGCTGCCGATCCCAATCGAATCAATGCAGATCTCCTGGGGGCGGGCTTCCGATCGCATCATGTCGTACTCGGCTTTTACTCGACCGCACGTCTCCATCAAATCCAACCCGCTCCAAGAGCGGATGTCTAAAACCGCATTGCCCTGGCGCTTGCAGAGCGCCGTTCTGTCCATCCCAAACCGCGCCGGGTCGAGGCCCCAAACGATGGGGGCTGACTCGGACGGATCGACGTCACGCTTGGCCGCAGCCTCGGCTAAGTGCCGCTGGATCACCGTGTCGTCATCACCCAGCGGGAACTCGCCTTGAACGCGGACCCGATAGGTGTTCGACTCCTCGCCGTATTGCGTCGCCATGTCGGTGATGAAATCAGGGTTCACCCGCGTGCTATCCGCGCACGATACCGTCATCTTTGTCCAACGGTCAGACGCAGAGCCATGGAAACAATCGTAGAAATAGCCCGTGGAACGCGTCGGGTTGCCCGTCAAGATCGTCTTGGCGCCCAGGCTGGACATAGCGCCCTGCCCGACCTCGAAGACGTTATCCGGGACACCCGAAGCCTCGTCGACCACGAAAAGCATGTGGTTCGCATGGAAGCCTTGCAAAGCCTCCGGTTGTTCGCGGCGACTTGTTCTCGCGACGGCGAAGCTATCTGGCTTGCCTCGCAGGAGAACCTTGTCGCTCTTTATTTCTATATCGCCCTTGCCCATCTTCATGGCGTCGCGCCAGCGGCCAAGCTCGCTCCACAAGACGTCCGATAGCTGATGGGCGGTGTTCGCTGTCACGGCGACCTTTACGCCGTTTGAGCGAGTGGTCAGCCACCAAAGAATTACCCAGGCGAGCATCGTTGTCTTGCCGACGCCGTGACCTGATTTAATGGCCACACGGTCGCTGGTGACGATGCTCGTTAGAGCCTCTTGCTGCCAAGCCTCCGGTTCGGCGCCGAGCACTTGCCGGACCCAGGCGACGGGGTCGTCGCGCCACTCCTCTAGCTTTTGCTGGACGCGTTCGTTTGCCAAATTTTCACCAAAATTTTTTTTCGGCAGGGTTGCCGATTTTTACGCCCAGCCGGGAGGACGGGTGTTTTACAGAGCACGACCCCAGGAAAATTTGGCCGGGGGGGGGATGCCGCACTGCACCATTACATGCTGCACTGCACCTACCGCACCGCACCATGACCTTGGATCGGAGGCCGAGGCGTTGTCGCATAACCTCTATTATGGGAAATTGAACCCTAGCGTTTCCGCCGTTTTTTAGGCCTTCGCACATTCCCGAAATAGCGCGCAACATTCTTTCGCGCTAACCTATTGATTTACAATCATCTTTAATTTCGGCGCGTCGGCTTCTATGCGCGCCTCAAGTTCATCCAATTCCGACGCAAGCGATGTATTTTTGCTCTCGATCCGGTCGACGAAGAGCCCCAAGGCGCGACCGAGCTGGGTCCAGGCGGCGGTTCTGGCGCTCGACGTGTCGCCGCTGGTGGCCTCGGCGTGTAGCCCTGCCACCACCATCTCGGGCGTAACACGCTGGAGATCCGCGCTGAAATCAGGCCGTAGCGCATCGATCGCTTGTCTGATCCTGTCCCGAGATATCGCACGACTGGCGTTCGCGTCAGCTCCATTGGCGCTGTAACCGGCCTCGATCCAGGCCCTTCCGGCGTTGCCACCGGAAATGTATAGCTCGACGAATTTCCGCTCCCGGATGTTCAGTCCGTATTCGTCTCTATCCGCCATTGTCCGCCCATAAAAAAAGCCCGCTGAAATCGCGGGCGGTTTACTCCGCCCCCGAACCTACGTGCTTATTTTTGTTTGTCAACACCCGCCGCCCACGCGGCGACCTCGGCGCTATCCAGGCGCTCCAACGCGTCTACAAGCGCAGTCAACCAGCGACCATCCACGCGGCATGCGTTGCCGATGGCTAACCGCGTGACGCCAACACGGTAGGCAATTGCTTGGTGGCTGAGGCCTAGAGCCCGGAGGCGCGCCGATAGATCATAAAAAGTCATGGCGCTATATAACAGGTGTAAAAATAACATCTACTTTTTTATGTTTTAATGATTGCAAAGATCAAATAATTGATCTATTCTGATCTTAGTCGCGGCGATCAAGCCGGGCGAACGGGAGACGAAACATGACCGCCAACATTCAAACAGACGTAACCAACCGAGTAATCGCCGCGATGACGACCGCCGGCACCGACTGGACCGCGCCGTTTCGCCGGTCCACTGGCGGCGCCGCACGATCCGTAGACGGCCACGTCTACCAAGGCATCAACGCGCTGTTA